TTTCAATGCGTTCAAACATGAAATTGAAAAACCTGAGGATACAAGAAGATCTTTCACGTTCAAAAAATCAATTAATCTTCCTCTTCCTGCAAATCTATCGGATAGTTACTCAGCTGATTACAACGGTGAGAATTTGTTTTTTGTAGGCAACGCTCTCAAGCAAGGATTGACAGAATTTTCTAGTGGTCCTGGTGGGGTTGTAGGTGGGTTTGAAAATCTTAATATGAACAGCGCTGGTTCGAATGCTGCAAAGGCTCTCAACTATCTTGCAGAAAATGGAAGTAAGATTGGTGCAGCTGCAGGTGTAATGGCACTGGGAGGAATGGGTGGGCCAATGGGTGCCGCAGCCAAAGCAGCTTTTCAAGTAACTGCTAATCCGTTTCCTGTTATGATTTTCCAAGGAACAAAGTTCAAGCCTCCGTTCACATTTGATTGGACTCTGTATCCTGAATCACGTGAAGAGGCACTTATTATTAGAACAATTGTTGGATTTTTCAGAAGAGAGATGTTACCAGAAACATATCCTGGAAATCCAGCAATTCTAAAAACTCCTTCCATATTTGAAATTAAGTTGACACCTGAGCTCCCGTTGCGAACTTTCAAGAGGTGTGTTTTAACCAACATGAACGTAAGTTATGCACCAGCAGGTGTATCTTTTCAATCAGATCCTAAAACAGGTGCAAATTCAAATGACGCCACTCCAACTGCAACTTCAATATCACTGACATTCCAAGAAATAGAAATATGGTTGGCTGATGATTATGGCACTTCTGAAGAAACTCAATTTAGACCAATAGTATAATGGATAACTTTTTCAAACACTACCCGCTAGTACAGTACGGTAATACTGTATCAAACACTGTTGCTGTTAATATTCTTGCAAAAATAGCGTTTCAGAAAACAATTCAACAAAATTTTGAAGTGTTTCATCCTTATACGATCCAGGAAGGTGACAGAGCAGATACGATTGCCTATTTGTACTATGGTGATTCAGGATATGATTGGCTTGTTTACTATAGCAACAACGTTGTTGATCCATATTATGATTGGTACATGGATGGTAACTCCCTCAACAGATTTATTGCAGATAAGTATCAATCACTAACAAATGCAAGAAGAAAAATAAAGTTTTTCAGATCAAATTATGTTGCTGATGACTCAATGATATCACCAGCAGCATATAACGCTCTATCAGCAAATCAAAAAAGATTCTGGACTCCTGTCAACGGTATCAACAATAATATTATAAGATATGAAAGAAAGAAAGAAGAAGTAATTTTTCAAACCAACAAAACACAACAACTGAATGTCTCCCTAGTTGGAAATACTTCCTTTACTGCTGATGAGTACGTATTTCAACAAAATGCGGGAGTTACTGTAGGTTCTGCTACTGTTAATTTTTCTAATAGCACTGTCTGTATTGTTTCTAATGTGATTGGTACTTTGTCTACATCGTATAACCTGAAAGGTGGCGACAGTGCAGCTAACGCTACCGTGTCTGCAGTAAATACACTTTCAACAAGTATATCATCGGACATTCAATCTTACTTTGAAGGTGTTTCGTTTTTTGATTACGAAAACGAATTGAATGAAAAGAAAAAGAATATAAGGTTGATAGATCTTGCTTATGTCCAATCGATAGAACAAGAGTTTAAGAGTCTAATGTCATCATGAATTTGAAACCAAGTCAGTGTGATATTAAGAAAATATCTATAACTAATCACACTAAAACCACAGTTATTGATAAGCAATCTAAATTTTTAGAATTCTTTTCTTCGCTTGATATCTTTGAGAATGTATTTAATCCTTTTGTAACTGCCGATTTGACACTGATAGATGGTGGTAGTTTTATTGAGAGACATAATATAACTGGAGATGAAGATTTTGAAATAGAGTTTCAAGGGTATGGTAGCGAACAAACCTTGACGTATAAATTCAAAGTCGCCGAGCTTATCTACAATGTACCTAATCCTAACCTTCGATCAAAGAACGTAGGTTTGAGACTGACAAGTAAAGAATTCTTAACTGATAGCTCTATTGCTATTTCAAAAAGTTATAAGTCCAGTACAAAAGATATAGTAACTGATATCGTGAAGAAGTATCTTGGTAGTGATAAAAATATATTCACAGAGGATACAAAGGATCTACCAGCGACTTTGATTCCTTTCTTGACTCCTTTCCAATCAATTGACTTCATAAGACAAAGACTTGTTTCTCAGAAATACAAATCATCTACCTTTTTGTTTTTTGAAACAAGTAACGGATACTATCTAACAACTGTTGAAGGTCTCTTCGAAAGAGACATTAAAAAAGCTCAAAAGTTTTTTCAAAAAGAAGCAATATCAGAAAGCGTCAAAGGTTCGTCAACAGTAACTGACTTTGACTCATTTCATCTATTCCGAAACTACACAGTCAAATCTTCATTTAATCTCAATCACTCTCTTAAGAATGGTGGTTTAAAATCAATTATTTCTCAATACGATTTGACTACAAAGAAGTTTGAAACAAGAGTTTTTGAAAATAGTCCATCTAACAATATATTTGTGGATTCAACAAACGGTAGTAATCCTTTGATTACATCTACAATTTACAACGACTTCTCACAAAATAATAACAAGCCGTACTTCTTACCGTTTTCAAAATATAAAGATACAAACAACAATTCTACTAATTTTTTGTATGACACTGTAGCAGAGAGATTGTGTTTCTCAAATCTGTTCACGATGGAGAAGACATATATTGATATTCCTGGTAATACAAGAATAAATGCCGGTTCAATAATATTCTTACAAGTTCCTAGATATGATGCACTAGAGAGTAAACAACCTAGTAATCAAATGGATAGTGGATATTATATGGTTACTGCGTGCAAGCATACAATAACAAATGCAGATACAGCAAAATATGATACTCATCTTGAGTTGATGAGATTTGGAAGAGGGGTTTTAGAATGACTACGCATACTATGGGTGAAGAGGGATTCAGATGGTTTTTTGGTGTTGTTGAAGATAGGGATGACCCGAAGAAAATAGGACGGGTTCGTGTAAGAATCTACAATGTACACCCATTCACAGCCGGCGGATCTCCTGACACTGTCAGTGTACCTACTGACCACTTACCGTGGGCAACAGTAATCAATTCTATAATCAGTGCTGGTATCTTAGGAGTCAACAATGACGGGGTTGGTATCAGTCCAGTAGGAATGATGGTAGGAACAACTGTGTTTGGTTTCTTTGCGGATGGAAACGAGTGTCAGATTCCGGTCATACTCGGTACTCTTGCTGGTATCGTTGGAACTAAAGAAGATAATGAAGTTCCTAAATCTGCTATTGGCATCAATTCAGCTGCGCAAATCAAAGCATCTAAGAAAGTAAGTTCAGCATTGCCCTTTCCAGGTGAACCATCTACTCCTTTCGATGCTAAATATCCATATAACAAGGTATTGAGGACAGAGTCTGGTCACTTGATAGAGATAGATGATACTGTTTCCAAAGAACGTATTCATATTATGCATAAGACCGGAACTTATGTTGAAATAGATAGAGATGGCCAAGTTGTTATAAAGTCAGTTGATGATAGATTTGATGTCACTACCAAGGACAATAATGTTTATGTCGGTGGTAATGTCAATGTACGAGTCAAAGGAAATGTTAATATTCTTGTTGATGGAACATATACTCTGGAATCCAAAGGAAATATGTTAATTAAAGCACCTAAGATAGATTTCAACCCATAATGCCATCAGTTCACAGAAACACGGATTCCAGAGCATGTGGTGCAACTACTGTATCTGCGCAAAGCAGGAATGTTTTCGTCAATGGTCTTCTGTGGTCTATAAACGGTGATCCTAACTCACATGGCGGAGGTGCATTGGTTGCAGCAACTAAGAATGTTTTTATTGGAGGTGTTGCTGTTTGTAATAACAATGAATCTGCAGCTCCTGATGCGTTATGTGCACCGCTTGGGGGAGCACACTGTGCACCCAATGCAGTAGGTGGATCAAGTAACGTATTTGTAGGAGATTAAATGGCAACGTCATACGCAGATAAATTTACAGTAAATTCTCTAAGGTCGGAGAGGTATAGTGATTTCTACAATAGCTTCAGCAAGAACTTTGGAACAAAAGACCTTGCTAGACTGACTAACGAAGACTCTATAATTAATTCATTGAAGAATATTATTTTGACAAGAAAGGGAGAGCGTCCTTTCTTTCCAGAATTTGGTTGTAATATTTCTGGATTGTTGTTTGAAAACTTCTCTAAATTTACAACAGATGCAATAGAAACAGAAATTAAAACAGCGGTTGAAAACTTTGAGCCTAGAATCAAAACAATTAAAGTAAAAGCTCTTGAAACACCAGATAACCACTCAATCGAACTTCAATTAGTTTTTACCACTATAAATAATCCTGAGAATGTTTCAATCAGTTTCTTTCTTTCAAGAATAAGGTAAAATGGCAAATTCATCTATCAACCTAATTGACTTAGATTTCAATTCTTTGAAGTCGTCGTTGAAGTCATACCTATCATCACAATCAAAGTTTCAAGATTATAATTTTGATGGCTCAAATATGAGTGTTTTGTTAGATGTCCTTGCTTACAACACATATCTTAATACCTTTTATATGAACATGGTAGCTAGTGAGATGTTTCTTGATACTGCGCAACTCAGAGACAGTATTGTATCTCATGCAAAGGAACTAAACTACGTTCCTAGATCTTTCAGATCTGCTCAAGCAAATGTAAACATTTCAATAACACCTTCAACCAACACGTCTTCTGTTGTTATTCCAGCTAAGACAGGATTCACATCTCGAGTCGGTTCTAATACATTTAACTTTGTAACAAGTGAGCCAATCGCAATCACAACAAGTAGTAATGGTGTATACTATGCTAATAATGCTACCTTGTATGAAGGGTCGTATGTCACAGACACTTTTGTAAAAAACAGTGCTATTGAAAATCAAAGATTTGTTTTAAATAATCCAACTATTGATACAACAAGTATCGAGATTTCTGTTTCTGAAAACAGTGGTGCGAATGTTTACACATATACCCAGGCATATTCATTGTTTGGAGTAGTTTCAAATACCAATATATTCTTTGTACAGCCTGCTGAAAATGAGCAGTATGAGGTTGTGTTTGGTGATGATATATCGGGTAGAGCACCTCGTAACGGTGCAGTGATTGGTATAACATATAGAGTTTGCAGTGGTGAGTTACCAAACGGAGCAGATACTTTTGTTAATAATTCAAGCATCGATGGACATTCGAACGTAGCTATTACAATGAATTCCGAAGCTATTAGTGGATCAGTATCAGAATCCAATACATCCATTAAATTCAATGCTCCAAGAAGTTTTCAGACACAAGAAAGAGCAATAACCGAAAGTGATTACGAAATATTATTAACAAGAGAGTTTCCTGAGATTCAAGCAATATCGGTTTATGGCGGAGAAAAAGAAAGTCCTCCTCAGTACGGTAAGGTGTTTATTTCTGTTGATATAGAAAATTCTGACGGTATCCCCGAAATAAAAAGAAGTATTTACAATAATTACTTGAGCGACAAGGTTCCTCTAGGCATTGTCACAGAAATCGTTAATCCTGACTTTGTTTACTTGAAGGTAGACACATCGGTAAACTACAATTTTAACATAACCACATTGTCTGAGAATCAGTTATCTACCAAGGTATTGACTACAATATCAAACTACAATAACACATATTTGAATGACTTTAACGCTAGCTTCCTTTATAGTAATTTTGTAACGAGTATAGACAATACCGATAACTCTATCATCAACAATGATACAGAGGTTATACCTTATTATTTGCTTACATTAAAAACTGGTGTAGATACTGACTTCACTTTTTCCTTTGGCGCTGAAATATTAATCACTACTCCATCTGAACAATCTCACAGTATTACAGCTGATAGAGGATTGTTTTCATCCTCATTTATTTTAGATGGATTGAATTGTCAGTTGGAAGACGATGGTATTGGAAATGTAAGAATTGTAAGAGTAACATCAACAAACCACATAGAAAAAGCAAAAATTGGAACAATTGATTATGTTACAGGTAGTATTGTAATATCTAACCTCAATGTGGAAAGCTTTACAGGGTCTGGTATAAAATTGTACGCAAAAGTTGTTAGTCAAGATTATACATCATCGTTTAGAAATATTCTTAAAATAAAACCTGAAGATATTTCGGTTATAATGGTACCTAAGAAATCATGAAGCAAATAGAAGACGATATCAGTCTACTAGTCGAAAATCACTTTCCCCAGTTCTACAAAGAGCAGGGGAATACATTCATTGAGTTTGTCAAAGAATATTATCAATGGACCCAGCAGACAAACAACAATATTTTCTTTTCAAGAAATCTGCTTGAATTCAGAGATATTGATAACACCATTGATGAATTTTTATATCACTACAAATTAAAATATCTAACTGGAGCTCCAGTTGATTTTGATAAAACAAGATTCAATGTAAAACACTCTGGTGACTTCTACTCATCCAAGGGAACTGAGCGCGGCACTAAGTTATTCCTTAACAGAGTTTTTAACGTTTCAGAAACAGAAGTATATTTTCCTGGAAGAGATGTTATAAAAGCATCTGATGGTGAGTGGGTTGTTCCTGTATACCTAGAGGTCTCTCTTTCAACAAAAACATCATCCTTTGTAGGAAAGACAGTGATTGGTTCATCATCTGGAGCATCAGCTTTTGTTGAGGGAGTTGGTAGAAAATCTCTTGATGGAAAGTATATTGACGTGGTATATCTTTCTAATGTAAACGGTGCTTTTTTATTTGATGAGATAATTACAACTGATGGTTCTCTCAATGAATGTCCTAGGGTTATTGGCTCTCTTACAACAATAACAATTAACGACTCCGGTAGGGATTTCAACGTTGGTGATATTGTTGATGTCGTATCTTCCGTGAGAGGAAAGCAAGGTAAGGCAAGGATTGATTCTGTTGGCCAGCAAACAGGTAAAGTTACATTTACTCTATTGGATGGGGGTACCGGGTACAGACTCACTACAAATCCAGTAGTTGCAGAGAAGATGTTGGAATATACTAGCAAGGTATTTTCAAATACATATGTTCCTAACTTTTTGATTGATGAGGTCATCTATCAACCACTTGCAAATATAGTTTTTAGTTCTTCAAACACATCATTTTCTCTTGCTCAGCTAGTAACAGGTGCTAATTCAACAGCAAATGTTGCTACTGGAAGAATTGTTGGTAAAGTACAAAAAACAGTAACTGGAACAGCGACAGCAAACTCTACTTCCAATACAGTGACTGGTATTGGTACACAGTTTTCAGTAGATCTCGCCAATAATGATTTTATAAAGTTTCAATCAAATAATTCTACATTTCAAATTAGTTCAATAACAAGCAACACAATTCTTGAACTGACTACAACTGGGCCTAATGTTACTGCAAACACAATGACCTCAGCAAATGGTAGTTTTCTTGTCATTGTTACATCAGGAAACTGGGCTGTTGCCGATAGAATTCATGGTACATCAGCTCTTATTGATTCTTACACAGACAAGACAGCTACTGGTACGGTAATGGGAGTCAATTCTCAGTATGTTGGTATCACATCGGTATCAAATACGTTCACATCAAATCAACACAACTTTATTTACGGTGGAATATCTAACGTATATGCTAATGTATCTGTTATAGGTACGGGAACTGGTGCTGATTTCAACATTGGTAGTTTGACTGATGAAGAGACTGTATTTCTCAACACTGATCTTGTTGGTGGTAACAACTCTATTGCAACAGTTTTATTAACAGGTAGCGTATCCTCTAATTCTACAAGTCCTCAGGTAAACGGCGTATCAACTCTTTTTACTTCTGAACTCTACGATGGTGCTTATATAAAAATTGGAAGTAACAATACAGTGTTTCAGGTAAATACTGTAAGTAACAACACTATACTGAACCTCAAAACTAACGCTATTAATTCATCAGCTAACACTATACGTATCACTAACGGTGCTTATACATCTACTCCTCTCAGTGCTTTGAAATACGGATTCCCTAAACTACCAACTGGCAATGTTAGTATTCTCTTAAATCTCGCCCTGACAAGAGGTAGTTATGATATCGGAACTATAGCTTCTTTCAGTGGCATAAATCCTGGATCGGATTATAATGTATCTCCGTTTGTTCTTGTAAGGGACAACGAACTTGCAAACTTCAATAGACGCGATCT